GTGACTTATCGGTACAAAATCTAGCAGTAGGCATTTCCTTGCTGACTCAACAGGCAACAATCAATGTATCAAGATTGGTATACGTAAACAAGGCATACACAAATCCTTTGCCATTGCCAAACCCTAATGGCCAGAAGACTAACCCACTGGCTAATTTGATGAGCGAAATCAAGGCTCCAACAACTGCTGCTTCTGTGACAGAGGCTGCAGTTCCGGGTTTTTAACTGCGTCTCCAGAGTCTAGGGAACTCTGGAGACGCGAGTTTCGTTCCCTCTTTCCTAACGCAGACGTAGAAGTATTAGATTGGATTAGCGACACAAATGAATTCAACGACAAGTTAGATGCTGAAGTATTTATCCGGCGTCTACTTACTTGGCGCGAAGAGCAACCAATACACTTTGAAGCTCGGGATAAGGGTGGCCTCATACCAGATCCTCGAATCGAGGGTGTGGTGACAGTAGAAAAAGTCATTAGCGAGGCGCGTTTACTTTGGAAAAGTGGAGAACTGGAATTAGAGGCGGAAGAAGCCCAAAGGAAATGGAGCGCAAGGACAGGAGGAAAGTGGACCAAGGAGTTAGTGGTTGAGGCCTTCAACAAAGGAGGAGAGGGGATAGACGACATGTGCAGAGAAATATGGCCGCCCAGGGGTAAAGGTGACTTAGCAATAAGACGTACTCGTTTCTGGGATTTCTGGAAATGCTGGGGCACACAAGGCTTGGACTATATTTGGGAAATGATAGGCTGTGACTATATTAGGACACTAATCACAGGTTGGTATGGTATGAGCGCTGGACTTGAATGGCGTACTAGAACAAGATGGTTACTTAAGTTATCAATAGAACAATGGGATAAGACAACAAGTTACATTAACAACAGGTTAAAATCTACACAAGCGGGAGAAGGTTGGCGTTTATATGCTGAAATGAAATGTTTAACTGGTTATAGACTATTACCCTGGCCTGGTTACGATGCTGAAAAAGATACTGAGGCATTAGCGAAGGGCGGGGTCCAAAAGAGTATGATCGGTGGGTTCAATAGATGGTGTAAACGAGCTTTGAAAACAGGTTTGTCACGTGAGATGCAATACATAAGTTTCAGGGATTACATAGCTAGTGGAGAGTGGATAACACAAGGTGCAAGCAGCTCAGGGCGCTTGGAAGTGATATACAAGGGTGAGACATTCAATGTTAAATGCAGGAAGAACATGGTACCAGATGCCTTAACTGTAGATGAACTGGTATCATTATGCTGGACCAGAAAGGACCAAGTCAGTACCGCGTTTATCAAAAACGAGCTTGGCAAATGTCGAGTTGCAGTTTGCAGTGACCTTGAAACTTACCTCAAGATGGCATACATAGTAAGAATGAGCGGACGAGGTTATAAATATTGGAAAAACGTCACACGTCAAGAAAATGTCAAAACCAAGATATTGAGGATGCTCCGAACTATCAAGAGTTGCAAAGCAGGGCTGTTTGGTATGGCTTGGGATTATGAAGGTTTCGATAGACAGGTAAAAACAGATGAACTCCTTGATATATATTTAGTCATAGTGGACGCAGCAAAGGCAAACATACCAGTGGGGGTGACACATGAATGGGACGAATTAGTCAGCAACGTGACCGAATCATTCAAAGATAGCAAGATGATAAGTGTGGATGGCGTGGAATATAAAGTTGAGGGCGGATTACCAAGTGGTTTATACTTAACTTCGATTTGTGGAGATGGATTCAACAAGACTTTTTGCGATTATGCCATGTATGTATTACAAACATTAGGCGTTCAAGTACCAAACGACGAGGACATGGATATTCAAGGAGATGACACAAGTGTCATGTCAAAGTATGTCAGTGTATTGCAAATGTTTGATTGGATACTGCAACGAAGTGGGGTAAAGGGTGGAACGGGGAAATTTGGAATAACTCAATCAAGCACCGAGTTTTTGAGAGTATCATTTGACAACGAGGGCGCACATGGCTACCCAGCTCGATCAGTAGCTGGGATAGTTCAGCGAAAGCCTTGGAGTGATACTCCGGCCAGTGAGACAGATATAATTGAAGCAACACTAGAAGCAGTCAACACTTGTCGTAGACGAGGATTACAAATGCAGGGGGTGGCTGATATGCTAATAAGGGTATGGAC